ACCGGGTTTGTAGCTCAGAAATCAATTCGTTACCGAATCTTTCTAATCCCATGTCGAAGGTTACGATCTCATGGAACACACGCCACTGCCCGGAGCTGTGACGCTGACCAAAGACCGCCGCAGGGGTTAAACCAAAGTCAAGACCGACTTGGATTGGCAAGTTGGGGTCAGGCACGATCTCGTCAGACGACATGAGCATGTCATCGTACTCAGGCCAGACGGGTTTGCCTTCCTGCACATAGGTATATCGACCTTCGGCATAGCAGCGAATCCAGTCTAGGTTCTTGCCTGCAAGCTGCTGAAGGTAATAACCAGGCGGCAGGTTCTTCAGGTTCTCGCCTTTCTCGTTTAGCTTCCACCAACGCCCAGCCGCAAAGATGTGGTCATTCGCCTCAGGGTTGTCCGGCAATGTTTCATGTGGAACCTCCACAATACCACCGGGCTGATGGAAGAACTTCCACGCATACTTGCCCGTAATCCGGTCTTTTTCCGCTAGACGGAACCACCAATGGTCGTCATCCATCGGGTTGGTATCCATCCAGATGCCATGCCAGGTAGCCCCGCCATCCCGCTTGCTCGGATAACGGCCAACACGGTGGGTAAGACCGTCAATTACCGCTTTCGGTAGTTCTCTGGCTTCGTTGACCCACGCACCTGTGAGTTCTAGTGACAGCAGCTTTCGGACATCCTTGGGTTGGTCAAGGGCCATAAAGATGACTTCACAGTCCACACCCGCTGCATCACCCCTAGGCGGCAGCTTAATGTGGTGGGTAATCGGTGGAGTCCAGCGCAGAGGGCCAAAAATATGTTCAGGAAAAATATCTGTCCAAGTCTTGATGGTCGTAGTCTTCAATTCCGGGTATGAGTTACGGACGATCACAAATCGGGAGTAACGAATACCGTCAACCGGACTGGGTTTCTGCTGTAAAGCGATCCGCATGACCTTCAAACAGGACACATAGGACTTACCCGATCCTACTGGCCCCATAATCCCGGTGACAAACGAGTTGTCTTGCAGGAATTTGTAGGCAACCGGGGAAGTCGTCAGGTCAACATTGACCCCAGGAAAGCCATCACTCATCTGCTACCTCACCGTCTTCGATGATTTCTGGGGCTTTCACATTGAATCCAATGACAGATGGCTTATCCATGTTCTGTTCTGGCTCTAGCAGACCCGCAGCCTTAGCCAAGATCCGCAAGGCAGCAGTCTTGTCATGCAGTTCTACACTGGTGGACACCCGACCATCCTTATCAGTAGTCGTAGTAACCTTCTTAATCGCCCGGTGAGCGTACTCAGGAATGTCCTTACTGGCTTTCAGCTTTACATTCCCGTACTCATCCCACTCCATAATGTCACGGATAGATGTAGTCGCCATACAAAGCATCTCAGTCGCAATCCCCTCCCGATGCTTGGCAATCGTAGAAGAGTTCTGCAACTGTTTGGGTCTTACCCCACCATACCCCTTGAGGCTGGGAATCACCTTTTTGTTAGCCATATCTAACAACTTAGCGTATTGACCTAAGGTTTGGCAAGTAGTACATTCAGTTCAAACGCAATTCTGCAAGGCGACCGTAGCCCTAACAGGTAAGATACTCCAGTCGCCCTATCAGTCAGGGATAAACGCTAGACAGGCGATAATTCTTGCAGAAACCAGTGTTAGGCCAACACCACGAACTGAGTCCGATCCAGATGTAGTGGTCAAGGTAGTCGGGAAACCCCTAACTAACACTCGGTTCTAAGCACTTCTAACAGGGGGCGGAGTAAGCCTATTGCCTAATGGGTTCCCAATAGTGAGCCAATTCTCTCCAATTCCCCCAATCTGAAAAACTGGGAAAATTTTGTGTGTGGGGGATACGCATATAGCCACACCCCCCTCCCCCCAAGGGTACGCTCTTTCAGCGCAACATCCCCCCTACGCTTGGTGGAGGCGCAGTAGTGCCGGCCATAAACAATAGGGTGGCTTCTTTGAAGCTTTCAATTGTGTATTGGCCGGCGAGTCTGCGGTACAGATGTTCCTCGAATGGTGGAGTTATGTTGAATCGTTGCTGCATTGCTGTTCGCCACACAACATACAAACTAGTCGGATCTGCTAAAGGTTCAGCAATTGATTGATTCGGTTCTATCGGTTGCGCCTTGTGTTCTGGCTTTGTTCTTTCTTCAGGCGTGAAGTCTTCATCCGATGGGATCTGTTCTGGGTCGAATATGATGCGCCTGGGTTTGGCACGCTTGCCTACGGTGTAGCTGTTGTTGATGATCTTCAGGTATCCGCTAGCGGTTAATGCTGTGATGTGCTGACTGACTGTCGACTGTGTGTACCCGCAGTCCTCGGCGATTCTCTTGACACTTGGCCAGACTGATCCGTCAGGTCTTGCGTAGGAACAGAGCGCCATCAATACCCGCAAGCGACCAATTTGCATGTGCGGATCTTTTAGCGCCCTGTATGGGATGACGATGAACTTGCGCCCATCTACTGGGGTTTCTGGCGTGATTGTGTCTGCGTTTAGATAGTCCATGCGTCAAGACTAGCAGACAGGCAAAAGAAAAGCCCCTTTCGGGGCTTGTTGGGTTTAGGCTTTGCTTGTTTCGTAGAATGCTAGGAGTAGAAGTCCGATTGATCCTAGAAAGAAGATTGATAGTGCGTATTCCATTTTTGCGTCCTTGTGTTGTTGTTGGAGATTCCGACTATACAGGGCTTTTTCATGTTGTCAACACTTTCTAACACTTTTCTTCAAATCATCTGAATCACTTGTGTAAGTAAATCCAAAAGAATGCAAACGGGCTCAGGAAATAGACAATTACCCATAGATAAGCCCTCATTTGTCAATCCAATCAGCGAAAAAGCCAAGCAAGGCAAATAGTAGGAATGTCACTGCGCCTAGTCCGAGAATGACAAAGCTAGTCATCATCTCGCACCCCCTCGGAATGCTTCGATAGCGTCCGCTAGCATGTCAGGCAAGTTACCTGCGAAGTTTTCTAAATCATCGCCCCACAATGCGGGAGATGTTGAGCGATCTAGCTCCTCGTTTAGATAGTCGGCCAAATACTTTGCCAATTCTTTGTCGTTTTTCATGCTTGACCCCCATAGGTACGCAATGCCCAACTTTCCAGGATCTGGAAGGATTTGTATGGTAGTTGGTAGTCATCCCTAGCCGACAGGCTTAGAACATGTCCTGAGATCTCCCGATTCGTCATGTCCTGACTCAGGAATTGTTCAAGTTCACGCTGTGCAACGCCCAACTTTTGCAATTCGATGCTGTAGTTGTTGTTCATTTTGTGTCCCTATTTGTTGTTTAGTTCGAAGAATCTGTTAAGACTGTCGAGAGTCTTTTCCGTCTTTGTCGCACCATCGGATTGACGGATTGCGACCCAACAGCCATAAGACCCGCGGATTCTCCAAGCGCCTTGACAGTATCCGACATACTCGCCAGGACGAAATCCGCTCTTTTCAATGTTGGATAGTGATTTCATGCTTCGCCAGCCTTTGCGCGTTCAATGCCCATAAAGTAGGCGCGCATGCGTTCGTAAAGCTCACGGGCTGGAACATGGCCGGAACTTAGCGGCATGTGTACTCCGCCGCCTTCGTTGGCGATCTGATTCAGCGAAAATCCACCATAAGCGCCGCCGATATAGTAAGTGCCTATATTGCCGCGCAGTTTGCCGTTTTCGTCGCGGGTGTATGCTTCAAGAGCATGGCCGTTGCTGCGGTTCAGCATTTCGCAGTATTTCTCAAGCGTTTTCTTCGTGATTCTGTCCATGATTGTGTCCTTTTGTTTTGGTGTGCTGTATTGCACAAGGCCACAATACGGCGCTTTCCTATTGTGTCAAGAGTTTCTTACACAGAAAGATTCTATAGAGAGCATTAGCCAGGCTTATGAAAAAGCCTTCAGAATCAACAATTTACAGCCTATATCTCCAAACCTCTTTTAATCCAAACCTCACCCAAACCTCTTCAGTTCTCGCCAGATCATAGCGAAGCAGTCGGGTGACATTTCACAGGTATATTCCAGCTCTGTTCCCGTATGGAAGTCTGGATTTAATACCCCGGCAGGAACAACTACCCGCCATTTCTGATTGTCCAGTCTGTACCACAGGACTGGTTTGAGCTGGTTCTTGGCTGCTTGCTCACAGGTTTGCTGCCACCATTGATTGAGCAATGGCTTCTTGGCTCGCTTGACTTCGATAGCCCAGCCATCCAAACCTTCTAGGTCATATCCGCCAGACCGCCACTGGTCGAGATTCCTTTCGAGCTTAATTCCAGTCAGGTCGAGCCAGATCTTGGCTGCTTCGAGTTCACCGCGACTCCCTTTGGCTCTGCTATTTACGGGCATTTTGGTTTCTCCCTAAGCCTGTCGGCATGATTGGTGTGGTGATTGCTTCTTCTGCATTCCAGCCAAGCCTTCCGATTCTTCGTCTGGCTGCTTTATCAGAAACGCTTGTATGCCCATATTTCTCAAGGGCTTCTGGGATACAAAGCCTTTCGCCAAAGACTTCAATGTAGGATCTACCATCAATGACACGATGGGCATGGCGAATGTTTTCTTTGTTGCTGATGTACTCAAGATTTTCAACAGCATTGTTTTCTTTGTTGCCATCAATGTGATTGACGGTCATATCGTCTGGCCGTTCCCCCAAAAACTCTGTAGCAACAAGCCGATGAACTTTGACTGTGTGTTGTTTATAGTCTTTGTAAAGGTAAACCTGAAAATATCCTCTGTTGTCTTTAGACTGAAACAAAATCCTTCCAGGCCTCGATCCTCTGGTCATAGGATATGGGTCTGGGTGCGCTCTTACTCTGCCGGCGTCAGATACTTGATACCTGCCAATGTATTTGCCATCACTGATGGTCACATCCTTCCAATTTTCCATAACAGAACTCCTTTTGTTGAAGTCCTTTTATGCTACTCCCTTTCAGCAAAAGGTACAACAGCCCTGTGCGCCCTTGTTTCTGCTGTTTATTGGCATACCGCTACCCTAGTACCTATTTAAAGAGATCGTGGCTTCTACGCCCTCTGTATGGCCTCTGAGGGCCATCATCGGGGCGTTCAGGCAGGCCATCGACATGTGGTTGGATTAAATGGCCGTAGATTGGCTTCCCCATGACCAGATTTCCGTGTTCGTAGATGTTCATCACAGATACTTCACCGAACACAGCCCTCAAGTTATCCACAGCCTTAGCTAAGTCGGGCCATCTTTGACGGTTGTCCTGCTTATTCAAAATGGAACCTCATTGGTAGGGGTTACAGCATCCAGAGGCGGATACGGCATCGGCCCCATTGCATG